ATCAGATGACGCAGAACGTGCGGCAACTGACGAGTCATGGATCCAGAATAATCTACGAACATTACCATACCGTGATTCTTAGAATCAGCCAGTTTAGTGACGCTCAGAAACAGATCATCGCTAACCTTGTAAGCATGGAGCTTGTTGAGATTGAGCGAGCCAGTCTTAGAAACAGTCGCACGAGCATACTGGTAAGCAGCTTTGCGCAGTTCGAATTCTTTGGCAAGCATGCTAACAACCTTGCGCGTGGACTTGAGAAATTGCTGATAGCTCGATTGAAGATCAGGATGCTTATAAGCATCAGCGAACATCGGATTCTGCCGACGGAGACGCATCAGATCGGAAAATGCCAGCACGTTTTCCATACACTCGGCAGTTGTCGGAGCAACAGCGAATGAAGTGTTGAGAGTTTCTTTCGAAGAATCCACAAGATGCTTGCGAGTATTCTCGTCAAAGCACTGCTGCGTAGTTACTGATTCGGTGCTATCGTGCGGTACAGCATGCTTAGACGGATCGATCTCGCCACTGTTAGTTTTACCATCATTCTTAGTGGATTCGCCATCTTGCTTGTCGGCGTCAGATTTAGAATCAGACTGCTTGCTTTCACCCTCGCCAGAGGCATCAGTCGCATCGGTCTCCAGATCATTGGATGAATCCGCAGACTTGGTATCGCTATCGGAATCATCCTGAGCGTTAGTCTGCTGATTGCCGGTAGAATTATCTTGATCGGCGCTATCGCCGGCAGTAGGATCAATCTGCGGCTCGTCAGCGGAGTCATTCTGCTCGCCGCCTGAAGGCTGCTGAGATTCCTGGCTTTGATTGTTGCCGTTATCAGAGTTCTGCTTGCGCGTTTCCTTGATAAACTTCTCAAGGTCAAGAGCAGCAGCAACAACTTCGTCCCAGGTCTCAGCACGCTCGATCTGCTCAAAGATTGCACGTTCAGCAGGGCTGAAAGCAATGTCGATCAGATTGCGAAGCTTAAACTTAAGATTCAGACGGTCAGCAAAACCAAGATTGTTGACGTTCTTGTGGTTGATGCCAAAGAAATCCTCGGTCTTGAGCGTGGAATAACCACGAGTAAAGCAGCCGACGAGGCCAGGATACTGTGTCTGAACTTTGCGCTCGATACGGACATCCTCGACAAGGTTAATGTAGTCTTGCCGAGCGCCGCGGCTATCGAGGTGAAAGTCGCGCGGTGTGAACAGCGCGTGGCCAACTTCGTGGCCGACAAGTAGATCATAGACATCCTTGGTCTTGTCTTTCCACATCGGAAGACCAAGTACGCGGTTCTGAACGTCAAAGAAAGCGGTGGTATAGTTACCGTGCTGAATCGTGATGTTCTCCTTAGCAAGGAGTCGCGCCAGTGTGCTTTGAGCAGCGGAATTCATTATGCAGAAATACTACACAGTACTCCCGCAAAGTAAAACTTTTTGTGGAGGTAGTGCGTATCCCGTTCTCTATCAACGGGTTACAAGATTTTCTGTTTAATCTGCGAGAAGTTTTTGACCTTCTCGAACTCAATCTTGCGTGGAAATTTTCCGTCGAGCGCGTCAGTTTTGTGCGAGATGATGAAAACAGAAGTTCCTTCGTCAAGCGTACCGAGGATCTTTAGTAGATTTTCTACACCATCGTGGTCCATCGAGGAGTCAAATGTTTCGTCTAGAATAAGCAGATTAGTGCTTACAGAGTTCTTCATCCGTGCAATCTGACGCCAAGTAAACAGCAACGCAAGATCAATGCGCTGTTTCTCGCCCTCTGAGAATGATGCGTAAGTAAAGTCATCGCGGTGGCGTGACTTGATAGTTTCCTCGAATGCCTCGTCAAGATTGAAAGCAACAAAGAAGTCAAGCGTTTGCAGATAGCCATTGATGAGTTTGTTCATCACTGGCAGATACTGACGAATGATCTTAGTCTTAATGCCGGTATCCTTGAGCATCTCGGACATCGCTTGGTTGTAAGCGCCTTGCTCATATGCACCCGACTTATCAGCAGCCAGTTTGTCGCGTAACTGTATCAGATCGTCTAGTTTCTTTTCCGCCTCATCTAGCGAGGAATCCTGCTTGTTCGCAGTTTCTTTTTCAAGATCTCGGATCAAACGCTGCAAACGATTGATCGATGAATTATTAGCGCGAATAGAATGCTGTAGATTAACGATTAAGTCGGCTGACTTTTGAATCTCTGCAAGCGATTCATCTACACGCTTGAGTTCATCGGTAAGTTTGTTCTGTCCCTCGAGCAACTCGCGCGATGATTCTTTGCACTTATGAATCTTCTCATTTTTAAATGATGGAACTAATTGCTGAGAACAAGTCGGACAGCTATCATTCTCCTCGTAGAACTTAGCTTCCTTCACGATCCGCTGAATGTTCGACTTGATCTGTGTCTGATAAGCCATCAGTTGTTCGCGTTTCTCAGTTAACTTCTTTGTAGACTGCTGAGGAATAGAATCGATTTGCTTTTGCAGATCTGTATTCTGTTCCATCAGTCCATCGATCTCGTCCTGATATTCTTTGATCTTGTCAAGAGTGCGCTGCGCCTGTTCGGTATTGCGATTCTTAATTTCTCCGATGAACTTATGCTGCAGCTCGATTGTCCGCTCATTAATGTCGTGCTCATGGACTATTGCACCCAATTGATCGCGTAGCTTAGCAGTCCGCTCCTTTAGCAAACCATTCATCTTAGTGAAGATGTTGATGTCCAAAAGATCTTCGATTACTTCGCGGCGATGCTGCGAAGGCAACTGCATAAATGGAATGAACGACGAAGATCCTAGCACTACGATCTGATGAAACGACTTGTGGTTGAGCTTGAGAATATTCTGTTCAAGAACTTTCTGATAATCTAGCGAATGTGATTCCTGATTGACGAGTGTGCCGTTTTGCCAAATCTCAAAGATTGATGGTTTAATACCGCGACGGACGCGAAACTCTACTTTACCCACGCGAAACTCTACTTCAACTTCGCAGGCTTTTGCATTGATCGAGTTAATCAGCTGCGGTTTATTAATCTCGCGGTGTGGCTTTCCAAATAGCGAAAAAGATAGTGCATCAAGCAATGTTGACTTGCCTGCACCATTAGGGCCGACGATCAGTGTAGATTCGCCAGATTCCAGATTGATTTCTGTGAAATTGTCACCGGTAGATAGAAAATTCTTCCACCTGATTCGCTTGAAATGAATTGCCATGTCTTATACGACTTCGAGATTCTGAGCCTCGGTGTACAGTTCTCGAAGCTTTGACTTAATCATATCTTTATTGAGCTCGGTGTCAACAGCATCTACATAAGAATCCATCAGCGTGGCGGTATCAGTGATAGCATCTACAGATTCAGCTGTTACATTTGCGCCGCTGAACTCATCGTAGTTTTCTGCGATCTTGATCTCAAATGGATCTTGCTTCTGAAGCCTGTCAATGAAGCGATCAAACTTGAAAAAGTCAGTCTTATTTACAACTACAACCTTGACGAACTTACCCTTAGCATAAGAAGGATCGATGCTGTCTGGATCTTGCTTCGCATCATCGTAAACATACTTACAGTAAATCTCGTGTGGATTGCGGATGGCAGTAAGCTCGCGAGTATTTGTATCAAAGACATGGAAGTATTTCCAGTCATTGACATCCGCCCACGTCATCTCGAACTGCGTGCCCAAATAGTGGATATTACCTTTGTTCGACTTCGTGTGGTAGTGACCAGACCAAACTTGCTCGAATCGGCTGAAAACTTTAGCATCCATTCCTCCATGTGAGGGCATGCCCTTCATCATATCGAATCCATCGAGCTCAAGATGCCCTCCAAGAATAGATGCATTGCAAGTCTCGATGAAGCGCATCGACTCAGTCTGATTCTCAGGATTGATCCAGGGCAGCAGCGCGATGTTGCAACCATCATAAGTCATCACCTTTGGCTGCATTACAATGTTGACGTTCTCAACAAAGTATCCAAGTAATTCTTTCAGCGAGCAAAGCTCATTTGTGTTCTTATAGACTACATCATGGTTACCCGGAATGATATCCATCGCCATTCCAAGTTCACGCATCGGCTCAAGGAAGGTCTTGCGATTATGATTCAGCGCCTTGAAGTTAATGTACTTGCGATGGTCATAGTAATCGCCCAGATGAATGATCTGCTTGATTCCATTCTTTTTGCAGTACGGAAAAAAGACATCGCTGTAAAACTTTGCGAAATAATCTAGGAATACATCCGATGCATTACGCGCACCAGCGTGGGTATCATTTAAGATAGCAATCTTCATCCAAAAAACAACTCAAGATTTTCTTTATGCTTCTTCTTGAATTCCTTGATCTTCTTATCAACTTCATTCTTACGATCAATTCGCTTCTTAAGCACGTTGACGAATCCTGCGTCCTGCATTACTGCACCGCCGAATTCATCCTCTGGATTAGACATAAAGTCCTCGATACCAGCATGCTCGATGTAGCGGAACTTAATGTCTTGCTGCTTCTTTTCTTTCATAATCCGGCGAATAAAAGCATAGTAACAAATTTGCGTGAAGTATGCAAATGCATTCGGATTACCAGTTCGAGTGGCAGCGTCGATATTGTAGTTCGTGATAGCCTTGATGCAGTTTTCAACAGCATCCATGACCATTTCTTCGCGATAGGTATAGCGAATGAAATTGGGTTTATGCGAAAGACCTTCAGCAATTCGCAGAAAGCAACGGCCGATATACTCGGTAATGCGCGGTACTTCCGTGCCATTCTTTAGTGCTTCTTTTGCAAGCTTAACGTAGTCAACAACTGCCTGAGAAAATTCTCTGTTGTTGACATAATGCTCGCTCTCACGCTTTGCTGCATGAGTGATCTTTGGCTTTGTTGGTTTAGCAGTAGTCATTACTGTCTTGTAGTCATAATGTTAGTATAATCCTCATCTCAATCATATCGCCCGCGGCGAGGATGTAAACAGAAAACGTGGTATTAGCTTATTTCTGAATCCTGTTTACAAGAGGCCCCAAAACTGTTATTTTGTATCTGGCTTAACGCCGAGGGAGGTAACATACATCAATTACGAGATGCATCGTCGCCCAAATTAAAATTGAGATCGTTCCAATCGAAATCTTTCTTATTGATTGGAGTTGTCGTTTCTTTGTTAGAATTACGCATATCCACCAAATCATTGTAGTCATTACCCACCGATGAGTTTGGAATTGTCGCAGACATAATATGATCTTTGCGAATCATATGGATACGAGACATCGATCCTAGAAACCAATCTGCATAATACGTAGAAGCTTTAATGCCATCACCCGATTTTTCGCTAATGGTATTAATGATGTACGGGTCTTTTATGATAAGATTCTTATCTGTATCTGAAATGACCTGACAAATAATTGTCTCGCGAGAAACAAGCTTAAGTATCACAGTCATATCATCACCGAACTTGGATTTACCTTCTTCGAATGTCATTATGTTAGTGGTACCTCGTGAATTTTGTAGTCAAATTTTTCTGCGCTGTATAGCTTAATTCTTTCGGCGGCGTGATCTAGAGTATAGTTTCTGCTTTTCTTCCAGTGTAAATCATCTGCGATGTCGAATACTTTAGTTGCTCGTCCGTCGTCTGATTTTCGTAGTCCTCTTCCGATTGATTGAAGTATTCTGATCTGCGATTTCGAAGGTGAAGCAAAAATGATGTTATGCAGGTTACGGATATTTATACCAGTGGAAAACGTGCCCATCGATGCTACGATGATAGCATCTTTCTCGTTTTCGGTAATTGCACGAATGCGCTCGCGCTCATCTGTTTCCACAGCGCCAGAGACAAAGAACAACTGACGAGTTCTGCGCGGAAGCTCGTTCAGCTTCTCATCGATCATTGCATACAGCGGCTTACCGTGTTTCTCCACGTAGTTATAGAGAATCAGCGTGTTGCCCGTCTGTGCGATAGCAAGATTGCGTATAAAACGATTACGCGCTTCGTGAGCTACAATAAAATCGATTTCTTGCTGATAATCGTATTTTTTAGCGGTTTGGCACTCGATATCTGAATACTTCAGCAGCAGCACATCGATGGATAATTGTGCCAGGGCATTAGAATCCATCAGCTCTTTTGTTGTCGTCACGCGATGCACTGGACCAAACAGACCTTCAAGAACAAGCTTGTGCGTCTGCGTGCCATCAAGAGTACCAGTCGTGCCGATGCGGTACTTGGCATCACGCAGCTTTTCCATGATCGAGCTGAGTGACTTAGCCTTGAAGGTGTGCGCCTCATCACCAATCACCATTCCGTACGGCTCAAACCACTCAGGCCGCATCTTGTAGATTGACTGCCATGTAGTAATGACTACACGAGAACGAATGTCCATCTTTTCTTTGCCAGAATAGATGCGGTGGCATTCGGCCTCGTTGTTCCATGACTCGTCGAGCGTGGAGTAGTCTTTGAAGTCAGTGAACATCTGCTCGACCAGCGATGTTGTCGGCACCACAAGCAGCACTTTCTTGTTCTGATTCTCCTCTAGAAAATAACGAATCAGCACATAGATGATCAGCGACTTACCAGATGCAGTGGGGCTGAGCAGCAGTGACCGATAATGTACCAGCGCGTAATGAATTGCCTCAAGCTGATAGTCGCGCGGCGTGATTGCTTTGCCATGAGCATACAGCTGCAGCGACTCTGCAAATGCAGTAACAGCATCCAGATCTAAGTACGCTTGCGAGTCTGGTCGGCCATAGTATGCATCATCCACATACTCAATCTCTGCGCCGCGCGTTTCTGCAAACTCATGAAGATACTCAAGCAAGCCACCGTACAATGTCTTGAGTCGCGTATCGAATAAGCGGATCTTACCATCCCAAAGCTTATTCTTGAAAGCGGGCATGAATTTGTAACCCGGGACAAAGAAAGTAAAGAAGTCAGATAGCTCATACGCTACTGATGGTTCACACTCGATCTGAATGTAAACCTCGTTCTTCTTTTTGACTTTGATTATCTCAGACACCAGAGGTAAACTTCTTCCACTCAATCATATTCTTGATCGTCTGATGACGCCACTTAACTGAATCAAGAATTTCTTGCAGTGTTTCTACCAATGTCTTGAAATAAACTACCTGCGCCTCTGATTTCTGTAATTCAGGATCAGAATTGAAGTAGTAGTCCATATCAGACTTCATAATTTTCAGACCATTGAATGGGTCGTAAGGCCAGCCATACTTCTCAATAGCTTCCTTGTCAAGTTTGCCGTTGAAGTGTAGCCACTTATCACGCAGCAAAATCTTCTGATCAAGCTCCAGCTTCTTAAGCTTAAGCTTTGTAGTCGATAGCAGTTCTAGATACTTAGCATGTAAACGCGCATTCTGCTTTGATGCGTCGTCTAGATTCATATCATCAATGACAGAATCCTTTTTCCACATTTCGTGGATTTCCTCAATGTTAATCATAATGTAGGTTGGACTGTAGAGTATCTATATTATTTCAAAAAGTAAAAATGTGAATACTGAAATGATGCATCTGCCACGACGTATTCCACGTCAGTGTTTTGAGTATGAAAATCAATTGCTCCAATCGAGACAGGAAATGCTTCTACGAATCGAATCTGGCGAATCACGTTATTGCTACTCGTAAGAATATGCAGAGTAATATCGCACGTGCTTAACGTGCTTTCGCTTGCATTGTCCACCATCCAATTAAACAACTCAACGTAGTTCTCCATATTCTCAGTGACCATGTAGCGAATGTCCAAAGGAGAATAGATTACCTTTTCACCAGGATAAGAATTCTGCTTGTTTCGAAATGGTGAATTTGCTTCAGAAGCAGAAACTGATGGAATTGGAGATGAAATGCAAAAATACTCTGTGTTAGCAAATCGAGTAGAATCAATTGTCAGTCTAAATCCATTCGGCGACAATAGATTTTTATTTAGCGTGAGATTGTTCATATCGTTATTTATGGGCAAAAAAGAAGGCCCCCTTTCGGAGGCCTTCCTTTATAGTATCAACTAATCAGGTATTAGACAACGCCTGATTCGAGAAGGTCGGTGACCTTGAAGATACGGAAGTAACGGTTGGCACGGTTAGTTCCGAGACCGCCGTCTGACTGTGCAGCGGAGACAGTGGCTTCAGCGAATGGGTTAGCAACCA